TTGATTCATGAAGTTTTTAATGAAATCTGGTGAAATTGGTTGCGATTCGTCATCATCATCGGTGATAACTAGAAACTTACCGTTCACCATGCCATTCCAAACACCAGCATCGAAACTGAACGACTTACGCGTTTGGACATTGGCATCAATTCGATAATATAACGTATCAAGTGCATTTGTGATGATCGTTTTACCAGTTGACGGAGCAAACCCGAACATTAAATGCTTGCGTAATCCAGACTTTTGATTGTCAAACGGATATTTCATAATATCAGACCAAACACCTTTATACGTTTCGGATTCCAAAAAATCAATGAATTTTTCTAGCGGCTTACACGGGACTGTCATCGCTTCTCCAATCGGTGCATAGTCTTTAAATTCGGTAACCTTTTTTGCGATTACCATAAGGACATCGTGCATCAATTCGGCCGCTTCATCAGTTGCTTTTTTAGTACGCGGATAAGCGACATCTTTAATCATGTCTCGAAGCTCGCTTACATCGTATCTTAATTCTCTAATCGTAAATTCAGCAGTTAATGCACCATAGACTAGCTTTAATTCATTCACATTTACGTTCTTAGCGGTTTTAGCTAAGGCTGCAAATGTTTTATCACTGTCATCTTCTAAGCCTTGTATGGCTCGATATGCACGATATACTCGTGGCGAGAATTTTTGATTATCAGTATTATCTGCAATTGCGTATTCCCTAAGCGTCTGCATGATTATTCCCCTTTGCAAATTCTACGGCTTTCCAATAATCGTCATTTTTAATCGACTGCTTTTTGATCTTATCGGCCAATCTGTTTTTGATTACGCCACGATTATCTGGATTCATAACTACGGTATAACCATCAAACCCTACTTCTGTGCGGCTAACCAACTTAGCATATCCAGCAACCGAATTAAACGCCTTGGCGTTCATAGCAGGCTTTTCTTTGCCTTCATCGGTTACTTCACTCCATAATGTGAACAATACGTCACCATCGAAATGAATAGCCCACCGCGCAAACTTAGCCATCAATTTTTGGACAACGCCATAAGCAGCACGGCCATCAGTGTTATTGCCAAGTTTTCCATCGGTAATAGCGTCGACTAATGAAGTTTCAACAGCCGAAATATTATCGAAAACAACTAAATCGCAATCACTAGCCAACGAATTAATTTCATCGACTAACTTATCTGGATTACCATAATCAGTGATTTCTGGTTCAACTACTGTCATTTCATCTTCATGGCCTTCCAACGTGCTGTAAGATCCATCGAAACTGATGACCAGCTTTTTGCCTTCATGTCCTAAAGTCAAATGCGTTTTTCCAGATCCAACCTGACCCAACACAACAAAAATATTTGCACCGTCCGTAAAATTAACAATTTTTTTCATTTAAAAACATCGCCTTTCGATTTGATGTGATAATTATAACCCTAACATTTTGTAAAAGTCAACCTTTTTTGTAATAGCAAATATATTTTTCTTACACGTTTTCTAACACAAAAATAAAATTAGTTTCATAATACAAACATCAGTGCTAATAGTATATATACAAAAAAATATTTTTTAATTATTATATATTGTTAGAAAGTTAGAGTTTTTTTAGTGTTTTTTTGTAAATAAATTTTATATATACAGCAAAAAACTCTAACATTCTTACAACCCTTGGTAGATTAGGGTTACAAGTGTTAGAGTTTTTTTAGTTTTTCTAACTTATAACAAACCTTGGAGGAAATTTGTTATGTCCGTATCAATAATATACCACAATTACAGCCTTCCTGCAAACGTATCAGGCACAACAATGTCGATAGGCTGGCTGTGCATTTTCTTAATTGACCAATCAGATAAATCATTTTTAAATACTGGTTCACTCTTGCCAGATTCAATATCTTCAATCCGACTTACCTCGGCTTGCAGTGATTCAATCATATCCTGGCTATATTTCACGTTTGCCACATCATATACACGGTAATTCAAGCTACCTTTGTCAATGGCTACAATATAATAATGTTCACGATCGGCCAAGTTTAAATAAATCAGTGCTTGCGTCAAATAATGCGTACTATAAATCCAATCGTCATACCCGTTAGGACCCCATACTTTGTCGAAATCTTTAACAGTAACGAATTTATAATCTAGGATCGCATCATCGCTAATCAAATCGAAGCGCCCCTCAAATACGCCATTATCTGCGTTCTGCTCGGTTTTAAAGTCACCGTGGATAATCGAACTGCGTATATGCTTGGCAAGCTCTATCGAGCTGCCAAGTGTCTTAAACGCGACTTTAACGCCTACTTCTTCAATTCCACGGCGATAAACTGATTTTTTATCGTCTTCGGTGAGTTCAGGTTCTTCACCAGCCAATTCAGCATGAGCAATCTTTCCATAAACCAAAGCATCATTTGGATTGGTGTCGTAAGCCGTTGGATCATGTAAAACATAATGCGAGTAAGCTCGTGCTTCATTATCTAAATATCTTGATATTCTCGTAAAACTGTATGATGTCATATTAATATCCTTTCTTAGACCAAATTAGATTTTCGGCTCGATTGTCTAACAGATTACCGTTGATATGTTCTACAAATCGGTAATTATATGGATTAGGAACGAAAGCTTTTGCAATTAAAGTTGACAGTTGGAACGGATTTCCTTTTATGCTAACTAGCACTCGTCCTTCTTTCGTTATTGTTTTTTTTAGTATCCGTTTTTTGATTAGCCGCTTAATACCACGTTTGTCAATCAATTCTCGTTCGGGACTAATTGCTTGCCCTTCAGACGTTACCGCATATCCGTCAATGCCTAGTAACCCTGGTAATAGTTTAATTTCTCCAATTGGAATGACGTATTTTTCAATCTCATCTAACAAATCACTATCACTAATTTTTCCTCTCATTTTCAATAATTCGGCTACATTATTCATGCTTACCACCTCGTAATAATGCGTAAACTACAAAACTTCCCAACATTAACCCGATTAATAAACTTGGAATGTCAACAACTAACATATAAATCACCCTTTCTTGTTGTTTAACCACATTATACATCAATCTAATTAAACTACAATAGTTTTTTGAAATAAAAAAACACCGCCAAATTAATGACGATGTGAAGGTTAGCGAGGTATGAAAGGTAGTTCCCTCGGTATTCGCTAATTATAACATGAAATCAGATAAATAAAAAGTGCCGTCCACAACCACACTAAGGTTTAAACGGGCGACACTTCTTATACGTTTTAGATGTGTTGTATGTCATTACTTAATTATATTATCACTAATTATACTAAATGTAAATAAAAAAATCCACCCCGCTGGCGGGATGGACAAGGTCTTATATTAATAAGTACAGTGTACGCCATAATTTAATTATTGTAAATAAAAAGGCCACTCCGTCGAGTGGCCACTGTGCCTTTTAGGTAGAACAGCCAACCGTTAAGGCACATGCTGTTCTTGCTAATTAATAAATGATACTACTTAAATGACCCTAACGCAACTCCGTTTTCACGAGCGGCTACATAATGCCATGCGCCGCTAGCTGACTGATAGGCTGCATAGATGTAATTACCATTGCGGATATAGCCCTGATATTTAACGCTCTCACCACGATAGTAATTAGCACCAGTATATGACGTTCCTGGGCGATTCCAGACACGCAATGTTGTGTTAGCTGTAAATGTACCAGATTCACGTTTAACACCGTTAGGCAGCTTTACATTGCTTTGTACTGGCTTGGTTTGTATGATTTCAATGTTTGATTTTGCAATCCAACTGTTGATCCCGGATAACAATACTTTTTTACCACTGACTTTGGCAACCGTGTAAGTCTGTCCCTTTACCCAATTCGGAATTCTTTCACCGGTTGACCAGCGAACGGCCGAGAAATTAACCTTGACTTTATCCCCAGCTTTAATTTCATATTTAGGAGTTTTCTCAGCGACTTTACCAGCACTAATGGCCGGAGTATTAGTATGCGGATTGTCGCTCTTAGTATATCCATTGTCGGTAATACCAGTAAGGTCAACGTTACCGTCAAGCCCACCAGCAATGTACGTGCTAGTAAATTGGAACAGTGCTACGTTTTCCCACGATGGGAAATAATTATAATTAGGCTTTGGAGTGACCTTGTAATCTGGGTACTCACCTAACCATAATTTGTACGTTCCAGAAATCTGGCTAAGGTAAACATGAGCATTGAAATAATTAAGATAGCCATACAACATTGGCGTGTAACCAGCATTTTTAATACGGTTCAACGCATACATGATCGCATCAGTGTTGGCCTGTTTGTCACCACTAGCCCCGTCTTCATAATCAAGCGCCACGATCGATCCTTTAGGTGTCTGAACCTTAGGCAACATATAATCCAGCATAGCTTTAGCTTGCGCCTTGCTACTACCAAATTCACCCCATAGATACGTATGTGCACGTTTTTTAGCAGCAATTGCACTAGCTACTTGC